ACAAGCTTTTCTTCATCGTCCCTTTCCGCCTTGATTGGATATTCATATAGGTCGAGTCCGTTTTTTGAATAGACCGTAGGACAGGTTGACATATATTAAATCGTGGATGAGTCAATTAAAGTTAAACTTGACCCAAGGAACTTACAAAGAACCTCTTGGTTATATTTGAGTTCGCCAAGTTGCCGTCTTTGTTCTAATGCCCAAGCCTCATCTCTGCCGGGAATACGGCTATAAGGAATAAACATTGGAATAAAATCATTAACCTTATTCACAGCATCATTCCAAAACTTCCAAAAGTGGTTGTAACCAAGTGGTGTGGAAGTAATTAAAATCTTTGTTGTTTGACCAGCAGAGATAACTGGATAAACCGCAGTAAAGAATTGGTCTGCAATTGTATTTGGAATAATTGCAGCTTCGTCAATATACAATAAGTTAACAGACTTACCACGAATACCAGCTGCAGTTGTTGCCGCTGTAAACACAATAGAACCATTTTCTAATTCTACGTCACCTTTATTCCATGTTTTAACACCTTGTTGCATCCACGGTGGCAAATATTCAAACATCAACTGATACCGGGACATAATCTCACGAGCAGTAGATGCTTTGTTTGCAAGAATAGCAACAGTTTTGGATTCTTGAAACAATGTATACCATAAAATGTATGCAGCCGCAACAGTAGTTTTACCTTGCTGACGACCTTCCATAATAATAACTTTACGATTATTATGAATCGTTTCTACTTTTTCTTTTTGGCAATCGTAAAGTTTGAACGGTTGAATACCATGGTCTAGTGTAACTATGTAACAATAGTTATCAATAAAATAAGTTGGATTCTCAACACACTTTGCTAACTCTAAAACTTCTTTTTCGGTATAAGATAAATCTATACCTGCACGTTTTAGACTTGCATTACCATTATAACCATTATTAATCATTAATATTATTTAAAAAGGATTCAAAGCATTTCCTGCTGCTGAACCTACCGCTGTCAATGTTTGATTACCAGTTTCATCAGTTAATGTAGCAGAATTTTGCAACAATACTGTACCAGAAATTTGAGTAAGCGGCTCGGTTGGTATAGCAATAGTTGAATCAGTTGTTGTGAATCTGTTGGTGTTAGTCACTCGTAAATTACTGATATATCCTGTGGTGTATCGACCTGCTGGCACAAAAGCACCAATACAGTTGCTCAGTCCTGTTAAGTTCCAGGCAGCATTACCACTAACTGATACTCTACCTGTGGTACTAGCAGTAGCGTTAGCATCTCCATCTTTGCCCATCCATACTTGAATGTAACCACTACTGTCACGGGTAACTGCTACATAGTACCAAGTGTTGACCAACATAGTTTCAGCAAAGCTAAATGTCTGTGCGGCTGCTCCGTTAGAATCTACAACTATTGCTGTGGTTGAACTGAGGTTGACTGTTAGTGCTTTAGCGTATGTAGCATTAGCTGATGCTGTATCTGTTGATAACAATACTGGTCCAGCATCAGTACCTGGCGTAACTGTTGAATAGAACCAACCCTCAACTGTGAATGGTGTTGTTGATGTGCTGCCGGCTGCAAATCCTGGACTGAGTGTCACACGACTACTTGTGCCAGGAATGAATATGCTGCCAGAAGTTATTGTTGGTGCGGATGGAGGATCACCAACCATTTTAGACAGTTGCATAGTTAATGAACCGCCACCTGCAATTGTGACTACAATATTGCCAGTATTGTTGTTTGCTATTGCATATCCATATTCATCAAACTTTATTTCACCAGAGTTATGCAAGCTGCATATGGTGTTTGAGTTGCGAGTTATTTGAATACTGCCGTTTGTTGACCACATTAATCTTTTAATATTGGCATAAGAAATGGTTTCTGTAACATCAATACCCAAATTTGCTAAAGGAGTAGTATATGTTCCTACACCTTCATATCGGATAGTTGTGTCGCCATAAGATTTATTTGTGATTTGAACCGGCATAATATATTATTTAGTAAAACTTCTTAACATCCAACCTTGTTTTTGATGTTGGTCTAAAATGTCTTGTAGAAAATTACCAACGGCTGGCTCATTTGCACCTTCAGCTGCGGCAATACCAGCACGCAAATGCATCATATATCTTTCGTTATCATTTTTTAGATTTGACAACATTGTTAATGCTGATGGAACGGTATCTGTTTCTTCAATATCAGATAGTTCTAACATTCTACTTAATGATACTGGTGCATATGAATTTAAGGCACGAATATGTTCTGCGATTGGGTCAACATTGGCAAAAACGCCAGTGTAAAAATTACCTAAAAAATCATGGTATTGTGCAAAATCAGGACCCTCAATATTCCAATGATATGAGTGTGCCTTAAAATACAACCCAAAGGTTGTACCTAAAATTGTTTTCATTTGTTCAATTAATTGTTCCATGGTATTATTTATTCTCTCTAATTTGTTTAAGTAATTCTGCGGTAGATCCAACAAATACTGCTTTTTCAACATTAATAGATTGATTGTTTATCTCAACTGGTCGTAAGCTTTGTTTTTGTTTTTGAATCTCTAACAAGTCTTTGTTCAAGTCACCTAATGTTTTAATAAAATTAGCGGCAACTTCATATGCTCGTGGGTGCTCAGATTCTTGTGCAACTAACAATAGATTATCTATGGCTGCACCACCTTTATCTAGTAAACCTTTAATGTTTTTTCTTGCTAAAGCTGCGTCAGTTTCCACTTCATCGGAGGCAATTACCTCTGTGGTTGGTTTGACCGCAGGCAAAACTTCTGGTTGTTCCATTGGTTCAATGTCAAAGATTTCAGATAAGTTGTCGTTCAATTTTTTCATATTAAAGTATCAGGCCATTCAGTAAATGTTTCTTCAAATCCATATGGACCATTTCCATTTGCATTTGGTGGTTTAGGTGTTATTACAATTGCTACCGCTTTTGTTTGTGATTGAGATACAGTTGAAATGGTAAAAGTTGAATTGGAATAAACTCCAGTTACTTTATCATTTGCTTGAACTTTTTTATTCAAGTTTGTTAACACCAATGTACCGTCTGCGGTATTACTAAAGTATAATACTTTACCTGTTACACCTCGCTTTTCAACTATAATATCTTCACCTGTTGTATATACTCCAAAACCTGTTGCCATATTAACATATACTTTTTGTGCATCCAAATTAGTAGAATCGGTAAATATGTTTGTATTGGCTTTAGTAATAAGTTTACTTGAATTATTAGCGGATACTGGAGGCCAGATATATGCCTTTGCAGTAAATGTAAGATTCCAAATAATTAAACGAGTGTTCATAAAGTCGCCTTCATAATCAACTTCAGGGCTTACTGAATTGAGAATAACAGGCATATCATACTTTTGATCCATTTGGCTAATGAAATCAATTGTTACTGTAAAATCTGGTGTAAAAAATGGCAGTATTTGTTCTAGTATCTGTGTACCATCTTCTGTGTTACGAACATAGATTGATAAGTTAAAATCAAAATTATATGGAACGGGTGCATACTGGCTTCTAAAAGAACCAGAACTAAACCCAAAGTTTTGTAGTGTAGATTGTTGTTTTCTTGTGGTGTCATATGTCATTCCAACCAAATCAAAACTCATGCGAGGTACAGTTGTTGCAATAGACTTTGTAAGATTTGGATCAGACTGTAAACGAACTAAGTATTTTTCTTTTGCACCATACGATAAAGGCACTTTAGTAATTTCATATGCTGTTGAACCATCTTTTGAATAACGAGTCAAAAGAATATCATTAAACATAGAACCAAACGCAACAACAATTTTGCGAATCGTTCGGTTATAAAAGTGTGCATTACCTAACATTATGCTTCACCAAATGGATTGTGCTCTGTAAAATCAATAATAGCATCTGATTCGGTTTCAATACGGTTGTTGTCCACAATATCTTCAAAGGCATTATCCATTGTTGAAGTATCAGAAACAGTATTTAATCCCCAAGCCGCACTACTAGTTTTACCTCTTAATGTGCCAGTAGTAAATGTTCCTCTAACTCTGTAAACATCAACAGAAGCTCCAGTCACATAATTATGGACAATAGCTTGTGCTGTTGCATTAGCATATGTGGCATCAGGACTTACAAATACAATTTCATCATTAACAAATGCGCCTGAACCTCCAGCGTTTAGTGTAAGGCGAGTGCGTGGGTATGCATCTCTGATTTGACCATCAATTTCAGCATTGCCTGTTTCAACAACTTCATTAGAAAATACAAACTGTTTTAATTTCAATGCATACACATAAACATTACCGCCACGACCACGACCTAATGTGTAATACATGGCCTGACCATTTTCATGCTCTACAAAGGTAATTTCAAAGAAATTTTGTAGCATAGGAACATAAATCAAATCGCCTTCATTTGGTCGAAGTTGATTTACAGTAAATGCAAATCTACGGCGAGAAACTAAAAATGTTAATTCATCTCGGATTTCAAGCCCAAATTTGGACATAAAATCACCTTCACCTTCCATACCTGTAACATCTTCAAGGTACATTTCAAGTGCAAAAGCTGAAGTATATGTTTTTAATGTATCTTCACCA